GTGGAATGTCTTGTCTATAGTAAGTTATCAACCACAGAATTATCCTCCGAAATTAGGTCTCTAATTGAGAAACACGGGATACACCCAACAAACATAATTGTGGATAGTGATGGCGTAGGTGGAGGTGTTGCGGATCAGATTAGGGGAACAAACTTTGTCAATAATAGTTCACCATTACATAAATTAAATTTCAGTAATCTAAAGAGTCAGTGTTATGTTAAATTATCAGATCTATTCAGGGAGGGTAAAATATCATTAAACATATTGGACCCAACTGTAATAGATTTATTAACACAGGAGTTATTAGCGGTCAAATTAAAAGATACAGATAAGGATAATAAAGTTTCAGTACAATCCAAGGATGAGATGAAAAGGATATTGGGTAAATCACCCGATTTATCTGACGCACTTATGATGAGGATGTATTGGGAATTAAAAAATATAAAAGCGTCAGGAAGATACGCAATAGGTGTGGTAGGTGGAAATAACTATACCTCAATAAACAATATAAGATAATATGAAAAAAATAACATTTGAATTAGAAGGAAAAGAATATCATTTACCATATTACCTATCAATAGGTGATTATGTAAAGATCTTTAAGGTTAAGGACTTATTCCAAGATGAATACTTTGCAATCAAGTTGATCAACATTATTACTGGTGCACCCATGGAGTTATTAATGAAGGCCAACAGACAAATAATTAATAACTTATCAGGGGAACTATTAAAGATAATCCCAACAAGAGAACCTGACTTTGCTGATAAATTTACATTAGATGGTATTGATTATGGATTTATACCATCATGGAAAAATATATCATTCGGTGAGTTTGCTGATTTAGATACACTTATGACCAAGAAACCTGAAGATATGTTAAATTATCTACATATTATTACAGCAATACTTTATAGACCTATTACAAAAAATAAGGGTAAGCATAAATTTGATATTGAGGAATATAATGTTTCCACCATGGAGGAACGGGCGGAGTTGTTCAAAGAGAAATTAAATGTGGAGTACGCTTTAGGGTCTCAGTTTTTTTTTATTCATTTCGCAAGGATTTATTCAAGAAGTACCCCAACATCTTTGAAGACATGGATGAAAGTAAGTTGGATGCAGATCAAATTCGTATGGAGATGGAGGAGTCAGATTTGGAAAAGTCTATGGAACAAAAATTTGGATGGTACCTTGTTCTTAACAGAATTGCAGATGATGACATTACAAGACACGATAGCATCGCTAAGAAAGGAATTATTGAAACCCTAAATATGTTGTCCTATTTGATAGAGAAAGATAAGGAAGAAGTTAAGAGGATGAAAAAGGCCAATAATATTATATAATTTCAGGAGACGAAATACCAAAACATATATTTACTATTAGATGAGTAACATAACCTATAAACAATTATTAACGTATTTCAGTAGTATTGCGTATCACCACGAACAGATCAAGTCATTCGGGTTCGGTGATTATACACAGATTACCAACGATATACTGACCAAGAAGGAACCATTATACCCACGTATGTATGTTGTTCCTGAACAGGTTCAATTCAATCAGAATCATATACATTATAATTTTGGTGTTGTGTTTATGGATAGGGTGGAAGATGACTTATCCAACTTAGATGATGTTATGTCTGATACGTTAGAATTAGCGTCAGATATATTCACCGTATTTTATCAATCATATACATATGAATCAGGAGATTTTAGTAAGATTGCGGTGGGAGATTGGTCACCTGAAGTAATACCATTTACAGAAAGATTTAATACTATACTTGGTGGTCATACACTTCATATTAAATTAACAATACCATTTGATTACAATAGTTGTGTTTTACCTATTATAGATGATTTTGGTTTTGGTCAAGATCAATCATTTAGTTCTTATTATCAAGTATTAAGAGATTGGAAAGACTTTGCTGCAGCACACGAACAGGTGAATAGTTATGGGTTCGGGGATGTAACACAATTAGTTAATAATATAGAAACAAAAGTGGAACCATTATATCCACGTTTATACTTTCTACCTGAAACAAGTACATTGAATCAGAATCAATTAGATATAAACTTTGATGTTAGATGTGTGGATAGAGTTGAAGATGATTTATCAAATCAACAAGACGTATTATCAGATACATTAGAGATTATGAAAGACTTTTACGCTAAGGCGTATTTATCTGATTATGAGGTTTTATGGAACGCATCATTAAATCCAATATTACAAGATACACAAACAGAATTAGGTGGATGGAGTTTAATAGTTACAATTCAACAGAAATTTGATTATAATAGATGTGTATTACCAATATCAAGTTTTAGTCCAGGTTTAACTTGGGAACAAGTTGATAGGTTATGGAAGAATGTAAAAGAACAATGGGAAGATGTATAAAATAAATAAATATAATATAATATAATATGGGTGCATTAAATAATTTATATGTAAGTCAGTCATTTCAGGGTCTCTTAAAAATGACTAATAGTGCTACAGGTTTAACTAGTACTTTACAAACAATAGAAGCGGGTGATGGTTCTGATAGTCCATTACAAATGAGTTTAACTCAAGTGAATATATCAGGATCATTTACCGTTAATGGAACGTCTATTAATGGTTCATCAGGTACGTCAGGAACAAGTGGTACATCAGGTAGTTCAGGAACCTCAGGTTCAAGTGGAACTTCAGGTACATCAGGAACTAGTGGAATAGGATTTGTATTCAAAGGTAATTGGAACGCAGGAAGTGGATATTCAGTAAATGATGTTGTAACTTATAATGGACAATCTTATGTTGCAATACAATCTAATACAAATAAATTACCTCCAATAGAACCAGCATTTTGGTCTGTGTTTAGTGCAGCAGGTTCTTCAGGAACTAGTGGTACATCAGGATCAAGTGGTACTAGTGGAACATCAGGTTCAAATGGATCAAGTGGAACATCAGGTTCATCGGGTAGTAATGGTAGTTCAGGAACATCAGGATCTAATGGTAGTTCAGGAACGTCAGGATCAAATGGTAGTGACGGTACATCAGGTACATCAGGAAGTAGTGGTAGTAATGGATCGTCAGGTACAAGTGGTTCATCAGGTTCTAATGGAAGTAGTGGAACGAGTGGTAGTAGTGGAAGTTCAGGTACAAATGGTGCAACAGGTTCATCAGGAACAAGTGGTGTTGGATTAGGTTTATTATCTAAGAATTATCAATTAGTAAAAACTGATTTTACTTGGGATGGTTTATTTTCAAATAAAACAATCACATTTAGTACACCATTTAGTTCAACAAGTTATTCAATAGATTTTCAATGGACAATAGATGGTGTTGAATTTTTTGATTTAGGTCAATCAGGAAATATACCTGTACAAATATCAGGAAAGACAGCATCAGGATTTACACTTTCAATAGGTACAGATGTTACCGCAAATAATGATTTTATTGGTTATGTTCAAGCAATTGCAACAGGTGAATTTGGTGTAGCACAATCAAGTGGAACATCAGGTACATCAGGTACATCAGGTATTAGTCCATCATTAGTTGGTGTAATTACAACAGGTTCAATAGCAACAACACAATCTATAACAGGTTCATTAATTGTAAGTGGTAGTTTAATTAATACAGGTTCATTAACAGATGTAGGTAATACATTTTTATTTAGTCCAGCGTTTAATGATGGAACGGTTAAATTGAATATTACAGGTTCAAATGAAGTATCACAATCAAACTTTATATTTGGTAATATTACAGGACCTGCAGCAGTAAATCAAACAGGTTCATTTATTTTATCAGGTTCAAATAATATTGTAATGAGTCCGCTTAGACAAAATACAATCATCTCAGCAGGAACATATGGTTATGTTAATGGTAGTGCAAATTTTATTTCAATAATACCAACATTAAATACTGGATCATTATTAAGACCAACTATTAGTAATAATAATCTTAATGGAACACTTGGTTTAACTTTTACAACTTCATCTTTAGGATCACCAGTAATTACTACAAACAATATTTTAAATACGGTTACATTAAATCATTCATCAGGTAGTGGTAATTATAATAATAATATAAATCTTGGTACTGTAACATCAACTCAAAACGTAACACCGGCAGGTCTTGCTTTAAATACTTCAAATAATATTTTTATTGGTGGTAATACATCTTTACAACATATAAGTTCCTCAATATTATATAGTAGTAATATTGGTGGTGGTATAACTGTAACAAATAACTATTCATCATCAGTTAGTAATGCGGTAAATAATGTCAATGTAGGTCAAAACTTATTTGTAGGTTTAGGTCATCAAATAAATTTATCAGGTTCAAATAGTGGAACAAGAAGAACTATTTCTTATAATACATTATTAGGTTCAAACAATATTATTAATTCAAATCATTCAGGTTCACCATTTACAGGTGGTCATGCAATTTCATCTTTATTATTAGGACAAGACCTAATTCTTTCTGCGTCACATACATCAACAACAGTTGGAGGAACGGTATTTGTTGGTAGATATAATGCAACAGGTTCATTACAAGAAAGTTCACAAGATACGGTATTTGTGGTAGGTAATGGTGGTAGTGCAGGAACAAGAAGAAACGCAATTAGAGTTGATAATAATGGTATTACAACCATAACAGGTTCTTTAATTATATCAGGTTCAATATTCAATAGAGGTGGTGGAAACGTAAGTACCAATGTATGTTATGGTGAGAACGCTTTAAGATCCAATATAAGTGGATCATTAAATACCGCAATTGGTTATAATTCATTACAAAATAATACATCAGGTGCAGGTAATACCGCACTTGGAGCAACCGCTTTATCATCAAATATAATTGGTTCTGATAATATTGCGTTAGGTTATGATAGTCAATTCTTTAATCAATCAGGTTCAAACAATATTAGTATTGGTAATTCAGGATTAATTAATAATGTAAGTGGTTCAGGTAATATTGCAATTGGTGTTGGTGCTGGTCGTTTTGAGACAGGTAGTGATACATTCTATTTGGACAATCAAAATAGAGGTAATTTAGACGCAATGAGAAGTGGTTCATTATTATATGGAACATTTAATGGTACTGTATCAAACCAAACATTACAGATCAATGCAGCAACTGATATTAGAAATAATTTAGTTGTAAGTGGTTCATTATCAGTAGGTGGTAATTTACAATTTAATGTTGGTGCGTTCCAATCAACTCAAACACAATCAGGTTCAGCAAACGTTTCACAATCTATTACATATAACACAACTGATTATTCACAAGGTGTTACATTTGTAAGTGGTTCAAGATTAACTGTAGCAAATAAAGGTGTATATAACATTCAATTCTCAGCACAAATAGATAGAGTGGCGGGTAGTGGAACAGACACCGTACATATTTGGTTAAAAAAGAACGGAACTAATTTAGCAGGTAGTGCAGGTTCAATAACAATATCAGGTGGTGCAGCAGCAGCAAAAACAATATCAAGTTGGAATTATGTTGTTGATAGTGCAGCAAATGATTATTATGAATTAGTGTGGCAACCAACAGATAGTAATATTCAATTGATAGCTGAAGCAGCGTCAGGTAATATACCATCAATACCATCAATAATAACAACAGTAACACAAGTTAGATAAAATTTAATAATATGGAAATACAATATACAATAACCCCCGAACCAACTCCTTATCCAACACCCACACCATTACCAATTGAACAACCAACTGAAGAATAATGGACTTAGACGCACTAGCACCGATCATAGCGGAGATTGTAAAAGAGAGTTTATCTGAAAAGGTTTATTTATTTGGTGCATACCAAAAAGGATTGACAAGTCGTGTTGCTAGTGGTAAATTAAGAGATAGTATTGGTGCAGTAGTAGAGGAGAATAAACAAGGAATACAAGTAATAAGAGTTACTGCACTTGGAGGAAAGAGATTAGAAGACACATACGCTTATTGGTTAATTAATGATAGACAACCTGGTAAATGGGCTAACATTAACGCAATTAAAGAGTGGATTTATAACAAAAAAAGTTTTAGAATTAGGGATTATAAGACAGGTCAATTCCTACCTAAGACAGAAAAGAATGTAGATAGTGTAGCATTTGTCATTGCTCGTTCAATAGGAAGATTTGGTTTTCAAAATAAACCAAAAAACTTTGTTGAAATATCAATAGACAAAATAATGAATAACGAACAAATAATACAAATCATTGAGGATGCAACCGTAGATGAATTGTTAAATAAAATAGAAGGATTATAGTATGGCATTTGGATACCAACAATTATACGCAAACGGATTAAACAATAATACCCAACTTAGAAGGAGTACCGACATGGTATATCAACGTGGTGGGAACTATAATATTGTTTTAACAGGGGACACATATGAAAGTTCAATGGAACTTGATGTGGATTTATATGGTGATGGAACTAAAGTGGGACGTATGTCTCTTGTACCATTTAATGTAACACCTTCAGGTGGTAATTATATATATAATTTCAATTTAAGACCATATAATTATATGTCTAATTTTGTTGAATCAGAACACTATTCAACATATCTTTTGAATAACTGGTCAGGTACAACTGTTCAAAATAATATTAACAATCCATATCCAAATATTATTACCGCTAACTTTAAATATGGTTATAGATATACTAATTCAACAGGTGCAACAGTTACAGAATATACAGGTTCACCAACAAACAATCTAAATCATTATACGGATATAGGTTATTGTGTATCAGATACAGTTTTTAGTCCATCAGGATTTACTAATACAGGAGAGTTTTTTGATTATGTAGGTGGTCAATTTCAAATGGGAACAGATAAATATATCCTTCCAAATTTTGACCAAGAGATTGGTTCAACAATTGGTACAGGTATTACAATTACATCAGACATATATAGAAGATTATCTCCTATGTCAACTTATATGATGGATTATCCAACAATGCCAGAACAATCTGAAACATCAAGATTTTTAACTGACGCACCACGTATTCAATATATACAATCTGATGAAAATTATGTATTATGGTATTTAAACGGACAATCCGGAGATAGACAAGTGATAGAAGCAGACTTTGCAGTAATTAATTTATATAACGATTCAAATACACTAATAACAGGTTTAACACAAGTACTTAATTATAGTGGAACAACATACGCATCACCAACAGGTTATACGGATACATTACAACCGTTTTCATTACCTTGTGGACCAGTTGATATTACAAATTTAATTAATAGTGGTATAACATGGAGTAATGTTGGTTATTATACAGTTCAATTATATTATGGTTATCCTACAAACATATCAGGAAGATTATCTGCAGGACCAATAGGACCTACAAGTGAAAGATTTTATTTCTATTTATATGACAACTGTCTTCCTGAAAATACAAGAATATCTTTCTTAAATCAGAGAGGTGGTTATGATTATTTTACATTTAAATCATATAGACAAGATACACAAAAGATTACAACTCAATCATATAATAGTAGATACTTTTCAACAGATTTAAATACACCTGATAGAGATTTTGGTAGAACGGTTAAAACATTTGGAACTGATGTAAATCAGGAGTTAGTATTAGAAACAGATTATTTATCTGTACCTACAGCACAATGGTTACAACAATTATTTTCATCACCTCAAGTTTATGAGATGAGACCTGATTATGTATCACCAATTAATGCTTCAAATATAATATATAAAGATTTAAGACCTGTACAGGTATTATCTACAGAAGTTGATACAATCACCAAGAAACACAAAAAATTAAATAAATATCGTATTACTCTAAAATATGCAGATACATTCTTTGCGAACCAAGGCTTCTAAGATAAATTATGAATAGTACAATAAGAAATATAAGC